TCGGACGTGATTTGTGCGCGTACTGCGGTGCTTGCCTACGTCAATGCCGTGATTGACGGCCGCACCCCCGCCGGACGTTGGGTCTACGCCGCGGCGCAGCGCTTCCGGCGCGACCTCGAGCGCGCCGACCTGGTCATGTCGTGGCCGGATGTCGAGCGCGTCGCCGATCACTTCCGCTCGCTCAACCTGGTCGGCGAAGATTCCGGCAAGCCCTTCGAGCTGCACCCGTGGCAACTGTGGGTACTCGCCAATATCGTCGGGTGGCGCCTACCTGACGGCCGTCGGCGCTGCCGCCTAGCAATGGTGCAAGTCGCCCGCGGCAACGGCAAGACCACGCTGATGGCCGGGCTCGCGCTCTTTGACCTCCTCGCGGGCGAGGGGCGCCGCGTGCACGTCATCGCCAACAACGAAGAGCAGGCGGAAATCTGCCTGGACACCGCCCGCACAATGGCGCAGCGCCTCGGCGACCCCACGCTGATCGCCCGAGCACATGCCGTGCTCCGCCTCGAGCATGATTGCCAGATGACCGCACTGCCAGCGCTCGAACGATCGCTTGACGGCTTGAATCCGTCGCTGTGGATCGCCGACGAGGCGGCCGAATTCAAGGGCCGGTTCTTGACCAAGTTGCTGACCACCGGCGCCAAGCGCCGCGAATCAACGGGCGTCATCATCACCACGCCGGGCAGCAACCCTGAGAACCACTACGCGGAACTGGTCAAGCAAGGCGAAGCGATTCTGTCAGGCGAACTTGACGATGACACCGTACTGCCGATGCTGTACGGACTCGACCCCACCGACCCGCTCGAGGATGAATCGACCTGGGTGAAAGCAAACCCCGGACTCGAGCACGGCCAGCCCGACCTAGTGAGCCTAAAGCGATCGTGGAACACAATGAAGCGCAGCGCAATGGGGCGCGGCGAGTTTGCCAGGTACCACGCCGCAAGGTGTGACGAGAACACGGGCGGATGGCTCGATATGTCGCTGTGGCCAGGCGGTCAGAAAGTCGATTGGGAAGCCCTCAAAGGAAAGCCCGCGTGGGTGGGGCTCGACCTTTCCAAGTCGCTCGACATGACCGCTATGGTCGTGGCCGTGCCGCTCGAGAACGGCCGCGTGGCACTGCGCGGCCACTACTGGTGGCCTCGAGCCGACGTCGCACAGCGCGAACTGGACTACCGCTACCCGATCCGCGCGTGGGCTTCCGATGGCAAGATCACGCTCACGCCAGGGCGCGAGATTGACTACGACTCGGTGCGGGCGCAAATCCTCGCCCTGCGTGACGAGTTCGACGTGAAAGCCGTCGGGTACGACGCGTGGGGCTCGAAGTACTTGGCCGAGCAACTGCAGGCCGACGGTGTGCCGCTCGTGGTGTACCGCATGGGAATCGCCACCTTCGGGCCGGGCTGCAATCTGTTCCAAAACCTATGGGCGGGCTCGCGGCTCGTGATCGGCGATGACCCGATTCTCCGCCGCGCGTGTGCCGATGCACACGCCAAGCGCGATCAGAATGGAAACATCCGGCCGATTAAGTCGCGCGAATTTTGCGCGATTGACCCGCTTGTGGCGTCCATCATTGCGACGCATGTATGGGGCGGCGCGAAGCGATCAGTGTACGACGAGGAAGCCGAAGAATATTTCAAACAATAGCGTTTAGGTGTAATGCTGCGCGAGCGCAGCCCACCAAATACGCACATGCTGCGTGGATTGTTGCAACGATGGCTCGGCCACTGGGGAACGCATGGCGTTCTTCTTCCCACGAGTTTCGACTCGGTGGGTATGCCCACGATCACGCCAGGTACGGCACTCGCGTACACGCCCGTTTACCGCGCGGCATCGCTCATCGCCAACGACGTGGCACGCGTACCGCTCGACGTGAGCGAGCGCACCGCAAACGCATTGCTTCAGCAACCTAATCGCTGGCAGAACGGGTTTGAGTTTCGCCGATCGCTAACGATGCAAGCGCTGCTATACGGCAACGCGTTCGCGGTGATTAACCGCACGCTCGGTGGCGAGTTGCTTGAGTTGTTGCCGCTCGACATCGAAAGCGTGTCGCTTGATCTCACCAAGCCTGAGCCCGTCTACAAAACGCGGCTCTATGGTGACGTGCCGATGTCCTCGATGCTGCACCTTCGTGCCGTCGGGCTCGATGGCTTGTGGGGCGAATCGCCAGTGCGACTTTGCCGCACGTCGCTTCAAGTTCTTGCATCGCAAGAACAGGCGCAGCTCGAAGTGATGAAGAACGCGGGCAACCCGAAGATTGCCATTGTTGCGCAAGGCCCAATGGGTGCACCCGCGCGGCAAATGGTGGTTGAGGACTACATGAAGCACCACGCGGGCGCCGCCAACGCGGGCAAGCCGTTGGTGCTCGCAGAAGGCATGAAGGTCGAGCGCATTAGCAGCACGCTTGACGATTCAGGCATCGCCGCGGCTCGACGTTACAGCGTCGAAGATGTCTCGCGCATCTATGGCGTGCCGACGTCGTACCTGAGCGAGCACAGTGCAAACGCCTACGGCTCGATGGAATGGCTTTCACGCATGTACGTCGATGCGTGCTTGCAGCACTGGTTCTCAACGTGGGCGGCTGAGATCGTGGCGAAACTCGCACCGTTCGGCTCGGCAACGTTTGACAGCGACATGATCTCGCGGCCGTCGCTCGCCGAGCAAATGGCGGCGCTGCGCACTGGCGTCGAGTCCGGCGTCATCACGCGCAATGAAGCGCGTGAGTACTTAAACCTCGCGCCGCTTGACGGGCTGGATGATCCGATCCTCGCGAAGAACATGGGCACGGGCGGCGGAACTACCAACCTCGGAAGCGACACGAGCGCAGGGGATATCGATGACTACGCTTGAACGTCGCAGCGTCACGATTGGCGCACCAGCGGGCCGCACGCTGTCGGGCCTCGCGATTCCATACGGCAAGTGGTCACGTGAGATCTCCGAGCCGTTCAACCCGCAGTTCCGTGAGCGAATCACCCGCGGCGCGTTTGGCGACCTGGCGGGCGCTGACATCAAACTGCTCTTCAACCACAACGCGAGCGCGTTGCTCGCTCGCACGCGCAGCGGCACGCTCACGCTCAACGACACTGCGAGCGGACTGCGGTTCACCGCCGATCTCGCCGAGACAAGCGTCGGCAACGACGTGCGCGCGATGCTCGAGCGCGGCGACTTGAGCGGCGAAATGTCGTTTGGTTTCTACGTCGATCGCGACGAGTGGAACCCGCGACGCACTGAACGCACCGTTACCGCCGCGCGGCTCGTTGAGCTCAGCGTCGTGGTTGACGCTGCCTACGGCGATAAGACCTCATCGAGCCTGCGGAGTGTTTCCGCGGCTGCCATTGAAGCCGCGGCGCTGCGGCTCGAGATTCACAAGCACAGGATGCAACATGTCTGACGAACTGAACAACATTGAGAACACCGTCCACGAATATCGCAAGACCCTTGACTCGTTCGCGGCTCGCACTGGCGCGAAGACGCATCACGTCGAGATTCGCGGCAGCGGAGAAGAGCGCGAGAAGATTGCGCGCATCGATGCTGACCTCGACGCCGTCGAGCGCATGAACCAAGACCGCATCGCGCTTCGCGCTGCACAAGAGCGCCTGAAGCAACTTGAGGAAGAGCGCTCGCAGCCGCAGTTCCGCGGTGTTGTCGCGCGTGCAGACGTCAAGCACGACCTTGCGAGCCCTGAGTACGCGAAGCGTTGGCTAAACGCAGTCGCTCGTGGCGACGCCGCAGAAATGCGCGCGCTCGCAACGAGCACGGGTGGCGCGGGCATCCCGACCGACATGGAGCGCCGCATTGTTGAAAAGATGTACCAAGCGAACGTGCTGCGCTCGATCTGTCCAGTGTCTTCGATTGACTCGAAGCGCACCATTACCGTGGAAGGAAGCCTCCCCACGACAGCGCTCGTTGCGGAAGCGGGAGCAATCACCGCCACAGATCCATCGTTCGGAACGGCTATTTCTGTGGTGCCGTACAAGTACGTGTGCGCGACTCAGATGAGCCAAGAGTTCATCGAAGATGCGATCGGTCAAGGCGGCATCGGCAGCGGACTCGATTGGGTCGCAAGCCGCATCGGTCTTTCAATGGCGCTTAAGATGGAAGAAGCGTACACCGTCGGCACCGGATCAAGCCAACCGGAAGGCATCGCGGGATCTTCGGCAAACACCAAGATTTCGGGTGTCTCGCAACAGACCGACATCGGTGGCGCCGTCACCACTGTGACCGCCGACAACGTGATTGATACCGTGCACCTTGTTCCGCCGCAGTACCGAAACTCGCCGCGGTTCCGTTGGCTTCTCTCTGATACGTTCGTGCGCGTCGCTCGCAAGTTGAAGAACAGCGTCGTTACGAGCGGCTCTACCGAATACATTTGGACGCAAGCATCGTCGAATGCGGGCACGATGGTCGGCGGCGCTCCCGGCTTGCTCTACGGTGTGCCTTACAGCATCGGTCAATACGTCCCAACCGCTAACACGGATGAGAACGTGTTTGCCGTCATCGGCGACTTCAACTACTTTGAAATCTTCGACCGAACTGGCATGACGTCGCTCGTCGATCCGTACTCGGCGGCAAGCACGCACCAAGTCACCCTCTACACGTACGCGCGAACTGATTCCAAGATCATGCTTGCGAACGCGTTCGCTGCGATCACGGCCTGAGCATTTCTTACCTTTCGCTCGCGCTGGGGGGAAACCCCCGGCGCGGGTTTATGGCAGTAACACTCGCAACCGTCAAAGCGGCGCTGAAGATCGACTACAGCGACGACGACACCGAGCTGACCCGGCTCATCGGTGTTGCCACGTCGTGGGTAGAGCGCTACACGGGCTTGGCGCTTACCCAATCGTCGCGCACGATGTACCTACGCGATTGGAAGCGCACGGTGTTCGCGGTGCAGCCGTACGTATCGCTCACGTCGGTGACGTACACGAGCACTGGCGGTTCAACGGTGACGATGACGAGTGGCACCGATTACTGGGTTGACTTGTCACAGGATCTCGCAGCGCTCGAATTCCTTGACGAGCCCGCGATAAAAGAGGGCACGCTCGCAACCGTCACGTATGTCGGCGGATACTCAAGCGAACCAAACGAAGTGGTGCAAGCCATCGTGTCGTTGGTCGGCCTGTACTACAACAACCCCGAAGCCGCGCAGCCCGTTGCGCTGTCGGTGGTGCCGCTCGGCGCTCAGTTCATGCTTGAACACTTGCGAGTGCGAGGGCCTTTCCGATGATCTCATCGGGCCTCACGCGTTTCCGATTGATCGTGCTCCGCGCGTCTGGCAATAGCCCCGACTCGCTCGGCCGCCGCGTTACGACGTTCACCAACGTCGGCACAATCGTTTGCGACGTGCGCGAATCGGCGCCAGTGGAAACGTCATACGGTGACGGCGTGGCGGTGGTTGGCGCGTATGAAATTCGTACGCGTTGGCCGAACATCGCGCGGTTGACCGTCACCGCGATCGATCGCTTGCAGTACGGCACCAAAGTGCTTCGCATTAACGGCATACGCGACATGGATCAACGGCGGAGGGTAGCGGTCATCGACTGCACCGAAATCGCATGAGCGCCACTTCACTCATCAGCGATATCGTGAGCACGCTTGAATCGCAAACAAGCGCGGCTAGGCGCGTGTACTACGGAACACGCTTGCAAACTTCGACGCTGCCAGCGATCACGTTTGAGGTGCAGTCGGGCTCGCGCGTCGCGCTCGGGAATCAAAACACGCTGTCTGCCTATGACGTCACATTTAACGCGGTGAGCGACAGCGTGAGCGCAGCCACGACGCTAGACGGCGAAATCCGCAACAACGTCGGACTCCTTGCGGGCGCCACTGTCATTTGCACCCAGTACGGAATTGTGCAGGAACCCGTTGCCGAGAACGGCGATGAGGCGGGCCTGTACATCGTCACCAGTCAATACTTGATCTATCAGGAAGGCCCCTAATGCCATCACCAACCACAGCAGCAAGCGTCAAGTTGGGCTCAAACACAATCGTTGACGTCAGCGCCGCGACTGTCTCGGTCACGCGTCAGCAAATTGACGTCACCGCGATTGGCGACACGCACAAGCACCACGTGCAGGGTTTCCTCGAGGGCACCGTGCAAATCGAGGTGTTTTACGATTCTTCAACCAACAACGCCGACATTCTGACTGGCATTTCGGGCGGCTCAGTTATTAACGAGGCGGAAGTCATTTGGGCCTCAGGCCAGTCGATTAAGGGCAAGGCATACGTGCAGGAAGCATCGCTTAGCGTTGCACCGAATGACGTCGCACGGTTGACCGCCACGCTTCTCTTCTCCGAAAACGCTATTACCGTGACCCCATGACGCCTTCAATCGTTGACGCCTTTCTCTCCCGCCCTGCTGTCGTGCAGTTCGATGGCAGGGAGGTTTTGCTGTCGCGGCCGACCGTGGCGCATTTCATCGCCGCGCAAGACGCAGAATCTCGCGGCGAGTTTATGCCCGCGTGGTACGTGTGGCAGCACGTGCTCGACGAGAACGGCCGCCAGGCATTCAAGTCGATTGAGTACGTCAAGGAAATCTGCAATGCGCCAATGGTGATGCGACTTGCTCGATTGATCGAGCCGCTCTACCTGGAGGGCTTGGACTTGCCAGCGCCGCACGCGAAATCCTGAGTGCGGCGGAAGTGAAGGTGCAACTAGATACTCCGCTCGCCGTGTTTCTGGCCATTCGAGGGCACAAGGCTTTTTCCCATGACATCGCTTCCAAATTTCAAAAGCAAGACGTTTGCAGTTGGATGCGAAATCGACGCGAAAGCGCTCGAGCAAATCAATCATCGCCTGTTGCAACTCAGTGAGAAGGACGCGCGCAACGCCATGCGCCGCGGGTTCACCAAGTGGGGCAAGTTCACCAAGAAAGCGCTTGAGGCCACAGCGCCGTTCGGAAAGACCAAAGCAACAGAGCGCGTACGCGGGGCCGTCCGTCCAAACGTCCACCTCAAGTGGTCGGTGATTACAAAGGTCAAGGGCTACAGCAAGGGCTTGGTTACTTGGATCGGTGTAGGCGTCAAGCGCATCGACGGCAGTTACCTGACGCCTCACTGGTACCTTGGATGGCTTGAGAACGGCCACGCGATCAAACGCGCGACGTCACAGCAGGAAAGAATCCTGTTGAAGCAGCGCGGCGAGCGCGGCCGAGCGCTTAACTTCCGCGTGGTCGGCCACTCGCAACCACGCAACTGGATCAAGAAATACCGAGCGCCACTGAGCGCCGCGGCCGTGCGATTCGTCGAGCCCGAGGTGGAGAAAGCGATAAAGGAGTCGGGCCTTGGCTAAAATCTCACGCGTCAATATCGCCATTACCGGCGACTCGAAGGGCTTGCAAGCCGCGACAGATTCTGCGCGGCGCGAGCTCAACCGACTGAACGCTGCGGCCGAAACGACCAACAAGAAACTCAAGAGTTTCGGCGAATCGGCGATGCGTACGCAAGGTGCGCTCGGTCAATTCGGCGTCGGTGGAAAGGGCTTGGGAATGCTCGGCGGGCTCGCTCAGGTCGGCGCTATGGGCGGGCTCGGGCTTGGCCTTGGCGCCGCGGGGCTTGCGCTCGGCGCTGCGACGATGGGAATTGGCGCAGTGGGCGCTTTGCCCGACGTGCGCCGCCGTGCAACCTCAGCGCTCGAAGAAACTCGAATGGATCAGCGCAGACGCATCGAAGAATTAGGATTTTCGCGCATGATCGCCGAGCAAATCACCGCGCGCGCACCACTGTCAACACCAGGAGGGGCTATGGGCATCGGCGAAGCGTTCTCGCAGGGCCTTGCTACCCAGGGCGGCTCGCTTGCGGAAGTGATGATTAATGAGGTGCCGAAAGCAATTGCCACTGAACTAGGCGCATTGCTCGGCGGCGCATCGCTTGCACAAGCCGGAGCGCTCGGCCGATCACAAATGATGAGCGGCGATGCAATGCAGGATGCAAATCGTGCAATCGGGCTTATGAATCAAATGCCATCATGGACGATGGATATCCTGCGATGGATGAGCAAGTAACCCATGGCAACCGCAACCGCCATCTCCCGCAGCGCGATCACCGCTCAGAACTTCAGCGAGGGCGGGCCTTCGCAGGCATCGACGTATACCGTCGTGCGCCGCGTCACGATGGATGGCACGGTAGACGTTGAAGACGCCGCACAAATGGCGCTCGTGCTCGGTGCGTTTGGTGCGCCGCTGTCATCGCTACGCGCCACGATGGTGCTGACCGAGCGCATGGGGATGATGCGCTTGCGCACGGTGTCG